CGCGTGTAAAGACAATCGACAATATATGACCAGCAAAACCAGTCAAAACAAACTCAAAAGGACTAGTAACACTTTGAAATGTGCTCCAGGAGCTCAACAAAGTCCAGAATAGAGTTAAGAAACAAATAAAATATGGTAAGTACCACAAGCATCCACGCCAGAACCCTATGATGCAACAAAATTGGATCTATGGACACCTCCAACATTATGGCACCAAAGAGAAACTGACTGTGTTCGTACAATAAGCAGTAACAGCCACAGTAGACAGAGCACAATAGTAGAAATAAATCGGATTGCCAGACGCGTGACTATACAAAAAATCATAGTCATCAATAACGTCTTCAGCATCATAACAACTGACAACCACAGGTGTGTAACTTCTATCAGCATTAGTGCCACTTGTAACAGTAGTACCAGAGGTAGTTATCGCACCGGGGTAATAAGATATAGAATTGTTCTCTCCAAAGAACAAATATACAACTGTTGTTCCGGTCTCAACAGAAAATCCAGCAATACGAAGTCTTCCCTTGACGCGATAAACACCATTGCCACTAGGACCGGACATTATCGCAGAGGTAAAGATACCTGAGCCAGATATAACTGGTGAAAAACTAGAACCTAACGATCCATTAGCAGTCGTACTTATTGACCCAACGGTGGTTAACGTGTTATGTCCCATAAAGTTCTCAATCTGTATTGGACTGGGAAAATTACTAACTGACACACTACCACTACTAACAGAGACCGCCCCAACAACTGACACCGAACCACTAACTGGCTGAGTACTAGGAAAGTTACTAACAGATACTGAACCACTAACTGGTTGGGTGGTAGGAAGATTGGAAACTGCGATCGTTCCAGACGAAACGACAACACTACCAGAGAACCCACCACTCACAACATTAACAGGTACAGGCTCGGTACTTAAGTTAGACACTTTCACAACCGACATCGCTGCAGAAAATAGCTTGGCGACAAGAAACTTACATTTCAGGGAGAGAGTTCATAAAAGAACTAGCTAAATGCGCAGGCCCAGCCAAGTGAGGCATGAAAATCGAAAACGCCTTAGCGAATTTCGTAGCATGCTTCTTCACAAAGTTGAAACCTCCAGCAATCGCCCCAGTAATATCTTTCCAATGCAATGGGTTCTCATGAAAGATAGGAATCCCAGAAACGATCTCAACAGCATTCATCGTATCATATGCGGTCGAACCGGCCTTATGGGTTTCAAACCATTGGTCGGTAGACTGATACTCAAGATCCCAGTTGAGCGTTAACAAAAACTCCAATCCCAAAGCAGCAGCAGACTGTACATCGACAGAGCCACACATGACCAAATAACGAGAAGGAGACTCAAGATTGAACGCAGACTTAGACAATCCAGAAGAATCGTAGGTACAGTACTCATGGTAACTGTACTCTGCTATATCACTAGGTTTTATAAAAGCATACATCCCCAACTTGAATCCCCACTCATCAAAAAAGCCAATTGGCAACGACAACACAGACGTGCTATTGGTATAATTATACCAGGGTTTAGCATTCTCAATAAACCCTCCAGACAAAGTTCCATTCTCATTCAGCACAGAGGCAATAGGTGAGATTAGCATGCTCGCCGCATTGACTCGCGTCTTGGTCAACTGGTTGTAATGACTCTCAACATTGGGGACTGCAAGGTGTGCAAACACATCTCCAGACCCAGTGATGGTCACTATCAAATTATTAGCCACAGGAGTGGCATTATTCGACAAGTAAGCAACACGGGTATATCCACCAGATGTCAAATTTTGAGTAAAGGTCACAGTAGTAGAGGAAAACTTTAGGGATGACACAAGCTCATCTTTGCCGCTCCAATTATAAAAAATGGCATCGGCAGAAGTGTCGGCAGATGACTGAACAACTGTCACAGTAGCATTATAATCAACCCAAAAATACAAGTTTCCTCCCTCTACGCTTCCTGGATACAACCTGACTCCATGAGGCGCCCAAGCACCTCCAGACACAAAATACAAAGGCTCGAACAACTCGATCTCACCAGTAGCATTAGTGCTGATATTTGAATAGTAACTATTAACATTCGCTCCGTTACGAAAATATCCCACATAAGAATAAACCTGAGCGACACTCGCAGTGTTCGGGTTAGGTTGAAATACTACCGCCGACCGTAAAGGGTCCTTAAAGAGGGCTACAAAAGAGTTCCCAATAGGCATACTAGAATAAGTGCCAATATTAGTTGGCTGCTTAATCGACATAAGCGAATGTAGAGAATCAACTGCTGTGTAGTTGCTATCAAAGGCGCTCTCACGCAATCTCAGATTTGGACAGGTACCTGGTAAACAGATAGCTGCCGCAATCCTCTTTGCGAGCATACCGCCATTTATATTAGAAACTACACCCTTCAGTTTTTGTTTGACCACTTTCTTAGCTTTCTTAGGGGTCACAATTACGATTTGGGGTTTCTTTTCCTTCTTTGGCTTGTTCTTTTTTCCTTTCGGTTTAGGGGTATTTATAACGATAGTTTTGGTCACTTTAGACATCGTACTCGAAAAATGAGTATTTGACGACAAGAAGCCATATAAAATGACCCCCGTATAAAAATATACGTTTTTAAAGGTGAGTGTTGTAAAGCTTTTCTGTTGCCGCTTTTTACAGGGGCGCACAACTTCATCAGTTTCGTTTCCCGTACTAGCAATACGGTCGGAAACCCCAACTCACTCTTAAATGAGTATTCACAGAGAGGGTGTTGCTACACACCCTCCCGTATAGTGGGGGTGGTTTCTTACAGCCACCCTCATCGAATTTCTATTAATCTCAGCCAGCTCAACAATGGATAGGCTAGAAGGAGCCTGCGCCAAGAATGGTGTATCAACTGCTAGTGAATCTGCGAACTCCTTGATTGCCTTATTAAATCTAACAATAGGCTTAACACCTTTAGAAGCAATGTAAGCTATCCAGAGAGCTCCCCAGTTCGCCGCACGTATACCTATCAATGACTCATTCCTTTTCGCCAACAGAGTGGGGTTCTTATGCATATCTTGTGGGCATTGTTGCCACTTCGGTAAGGTCCTAGTGGGTAGGCTATAAACCTGCACACAAGCGCCCAACTGATGGTGGCTAACACAAGCGAGGAAACTTGGATGCGTCCCCACATACCCAGTCTTGATATCACCCACGTCTGGTTTCGCCTCCATACCGTAAAATTGTCGCACGAAGTCGACCATATACAACGGGTATTGAGGTTCCCAAACAGTAGGTTGCAAAACTCCATCATCTCCACAATCGACCCAGTCGACTTTGTCCCAAACCTCATAAGCTCCACATTTCCAATACTGAGAGGATGCATCTACGACCATAATCTCTTGATATATAGTGTTCACAACAGTTGTCAAAAACTGCCCTGAAGGGTTAGCCCCAAGACGTAGCTCAATCTCACCGTTTGGATACACAAAACAAGCATTTACGATAGCTTCTACAATGAACTCGACCACAAGAGGAGGTGCACACGTAAACTTAAAGAACTCCCGAAGGATAACTTCTAAAAGATCAGAACTCACATGCATCTCCATCGCTGTGTAATCGATTCCAAAACTCCCATTACTGAACCTGGAACATATCTGAGTATGCCATGTCCCCATCACACCTGCAATCCTCCAATTTTCATTGGTAGTCTCTAGGGTAAGAGTGACATGGTGACTATACTTAAACATCAACCAGTGGAGAAAGAAGGATGTACCTTTTATGGACCTGTACGCACCGGCCTTGATCTTTTTTGTAGAAAACTTGTCACGTTTACTATGAAGAACAAAAGCCTCGACATGCGGCCTCCCATCAAGGATATCCCCCTCCCAACCATCAACTAATTCCTGAAATTTCTTTTGTTGGCTCAGGCGATCAGGCCCGAGACTCTCAAAGACTTCTCTAAAGCTAGCAAAACTATAGCAGTAGGGATGCCCTGGCTTCGCCTTCATATTTTTCGTGGACAGGAACGTATCCATCGAAGAGTTACAGATCTCTGCAATTGGAGCGTCCGCCGGGTAATCGTTCCTATTCAGGATTTTCCGATATCCGTCGAAAACCGCCCTTATTGCGTCCCAGTTCTTTCGCACTGGTCCGCAAATAATCTTGCCAATCTCACTCTTTAATGAAAATATGTCTCCTTTAGACACAATATGTGTGACGTTA